GACAGTGGCAGACGAACCCACGCCGGTGGAAATGCCAACTGAGCCGCAGCAAGCCGCTGAACAGAGCCTAATCGATGAACTACGCCAGATTGGTACGCCAGAGAACCTAATCGCTGAAGTACCGAGCATGGTTGAAAAAGGCTTTACCGAGGAAGAGATAATCGCCTCAATCATGGGCGTTATCCAGAAAGAGGAGGATGAATAATGGAAGACAATCTATACCCACGCAGTACTGAGTACTTTGTGCCGAATGCCGATATGGACGAACAGCGCGAAAAAGCCAAGAAAGAGGAAAATGCTGCTGTAGCTAAGGAGTTGAATAAGTTGCAGCAAATTGTAGACCGATGGAACGAGCGGATTGATTATTACAAATCACTTGATGCTATCCCGAATGAAGCTGTTACCGACAAGCAGTTATCGACTTACATGCTGGCCCATAAAGAAGTTGTACGGATTTTACGACAAGAAAGGAGCGAATTGGAAAACATTATCAAATCTGTTTAGGGAGGTACGCTGCTTTGGTTGGCTAAATCCTCGCTAGTAGCTGACCAAAGGAGCGCATCTCACGCAGCCCAGGTTCGTCACCTGTAATCGACGTCAAAACAATGTAACGAGAAGGAGGGTGCTATGCCGCAACCAGAAGCGGAAAGCCAAGAAGTCGTAAATACCGAGGTAGAGCAGGAGTCTACCCAAGCTGAGTCGACGGCAGCTGAAACGAAAAACTCTGAGGCTTCGAGCGAGCCAGACACCAAAGCAGTTATTTCAGATAGCGGCGAGGTGGTACGTGTCAAAGTCGATAAATCCAAAGAAGACGAGTCTGAGGACAAGTCAGACGACGACCCGAAGCCGAAACGGGGCAAGGAAGCCCGCCAAGAGCAACTAGAACGCGATATAGAGGAAGACAATCGAGCTATTCGCGAATTAGTTGCCAGGCGGAATGAAGCAAGAGCTTACCGCCAGCAGTTGGAGCAAGAGCAGGCGCAGCAGTATCAGGAGACACCACCTGAAATGCAAGACCGGCCGCTACCAACACTAGAGCAGATTATGCAGACGGAGAACCCGGAAACGGGAGATTTCTTCACTGAATTTGAAGCTAAGGCGGTGTTGCAAAACCTACAACTACAGCAGCAGCTAGTGGGTATGCAGGAAGCTCAAGAGCAAGCGGCTTACGAAGCCCAAGTCAGTGCATCAATTAGCGGTATGTCGTCAGATGCTGAACGGGCACTCAAGGATTTTCCAGAGTTCGACCCAGAATCTGATGAATATGATCCAGAACTTGACGCTGATGTAGATGAATTCCTACGAGGAATGCTCATTTACGACAACGCTGGCAATATTGTTGGTTCGCGAGAGAGTATATATCAACTATATCAGTCATTCCATAAGGCGAGAGGCAAGGGCGCTAAACGAACGGTGATAAACGATGCAGGTGATTTCCGCGGCAGCGGTGCCCGAGTCGAGAAACCGTTCGAGAAGATGTCCACTAAAGAGATGGAAGCTTATCTTCGCCGAAAGGGACATGACGTTTAAGAAAGGCTATAAAGATGGCAACAAACACGACCGCAACACTTTCAGCCGAGATGATCCAGTACCTGGAAAAAACATTCTTGGAGCGTAGTGAAGCGCGCACGATTCATGCTGAAGGTGCGAAAAAGAAAACTTTGGAGAAGAACAGCGGTACAACCGTTACTTTCACCAAACGTTCACCATTCGCTCCAGCGACTACACCGCTGGTGGAAGGTGAAAACCCGCAGGACGACGAGATCAAGAGTAACAAAGTTACTGCAACCCTAAAAGGCTACGGTAAGTGGACAAAAGTCTCGAGTATGCTGTACAACACATCGATTGATCGTGAGATGAAAGAAACGATTGAGATGATGGGGCAAAACGCAGGCGAAACAATCGACGCATTGGTTCGCAACGTACTACATCAAGGTGCAACTGTTCAGTTTGCAAACAAGAAAAGTGCATTAACTGGTATCACTGATGACGACATCTTGACTGTCGCAGAAGTTCGCAAGGCAGTCCGCACGTTGAAGAAAAACAACGCGATGGTCTACCCTGACGGCTATTTCTTGGGTAAAGTTGGTCCAGATACCGCCTACAATATCACTGGCGATACTGCATGGGTTGACGCTCAGAAGTACACCGGCCGACCAGAACTATACAAGGGTGAACTGGGACGCTTGCACAAAGTCCGCTTTATTGAGGCATCGAGCAATCAGATGGAGGAGAGCAGCACTAAGACTGTTTACTCAAACTTCATCCACGGTCAAGAGGCATTCGGCGTAGTAGACTTGGCAGGTAGCGGCTTGAAGAAAATTATCATCAAGCAGCCAGACAAGGGAGATACATCTAACCCACTCAACCAGTTCATGACGGTTGGTTGGAAGGCTGAAGCGTTCGCAGCAGCAGTGCTTGATCCAAAGTGGATCATCAACGTTAAGACGGGTGCTAAGGACTAGCAACCATTAATCGGAGCGGTGTGAGCCGCCCCGCCAAAGAAAGGAAATAACATGGCAGAAAAAACACAGCCAAAGCCAGAGCCGGCTAAAGCGGAAACTCCAAACGACATGGAGGCTCAAATCGCTGCGGCAAAGAAAGAAGCTGAAGCTAGCGCCGCTGACATCATCGCGCAGGCTAAAGCAGAAGCCGAGAAAATTATCGCTGACGCTAAGGAAGCTAGTTCAGACGACGAGGTCGTTAGCCGTAGTGTCTCTAAAAAGGATATTATCGACGCTTACGACCATGGCATGAGCCATATGGAAATTGCTCGGAAATTCTATGGTAACGTCAATGACGACAACATGCAAAAGGTTATTAGAGTAATCAGCGCAGAGTTTGAACCGCTGGACGACATTGACTCAGAGGTTGAAGTCACCGAAGCTTGGAGTTAAGCAAATGGACGGAACAAGAGAGGGAGAATTAAAGCGACTGAGCGAGGTATTTAACGACCCTCTCAAGTCCCGTCATGAGCGCAGATTAGCCCATGACACATTCAACAAGATATTACGCCAAGTAAAAGACAAAAAACTCACTGAATTACGTCGTAGGTTAATCCGAGCTCACAATGCCGAGGATGTAGATGCCGCCGAAAAAATAACTGATGAGATATACGATTACTCGCGACGGATGGGATATAAGTAGAAAAACTCCACGATGATGAAAACCATTTTTCCCACGTGAGGAAAATGGTTTTTTTGTTTGGCTTATGCTATAATAACCTTACAATTAAGCACGAAGTGTGACTCCAAAAAACGAGAGCGCGTTGTCATCCAAAAAGAAGGAAGCGTGCGTCGCAGCGTTGTATAAGCAGTTATCCGAGGTGATCGCCAAAGAAACGCGAAACCGCCCAAGCCAGTACGGAGCAAAGGAATAGGCCCCCTGAGTGACCAGACAGCAGACGACAACTCTTATCCAATTTAATAGCATATTTATAATTTGGAGTGTTATTGAGAGATTTGGTATTTGTGGTGTATACTAAAAATACTTTAGTAATAAATGGGAGTCTTTACTAAGATGGGAACAAAACCACAAGTCGTTAAAGGCGCTATTGGCGCCACTATTGGTATTATTGCACTAGCCGGCATAGCTGGAGCAATGGGCAATACTAACAATCAACAGCAACAACATGCGACACCAGTCGTACAGCCTGTAACATACTCAGACTGTAGAACGGAGGAAATACCGTTTGAAACGCGGTACGAGGGAAGCGTGGGTCAATACGGCTATACTGAATCAGTCAAGCAACAGGGTGCTGTTGGCAGCAAAAAGATTTGCAAACCAAATAAACCAGGCTATCAGGATAAGGTAGAGGTGGTTACACAACCAACACCTCATATTGTTGTTCGCACACCAAAGCCAGCGCCGCAACCAGTACAACAACAATCACACTATCGTGTCGGAGCAATCTGTCGTGATGGTTGGCAATCGAGTGCTACTGGTCGAGGCGCATGCTCACATCATGGCGGAGTAAGCGAGTGGCTGTACGAGTGAGGATATGAAAGATAAGCTTGTCGACTTTGTTGTTGGTGTATTGGTAGTAGGAATGGTAATACTCGGAACGTATGCATGCAACCGCTACTTTGATAACCCTAGTAGCACAAAGTCAAACCATACTCACAGTAAGAGCAGTAATGCTTCAGGTATCACCAACCCAAGCAGTAGATATTACGATCCTATCGATGAAGATAATCATGATGAGGATGACGTGTACTATGAAAACTGTTCTGAAGCACGTGAAGACGGCGCAGAGTCAATACGGGAAGGCGAGCCTGGTTATCGGGAAGAGCTTGACCGAGACGGCGACGGTATAGCATGTGAGCCATGGCACGGTAGATAAACAACTACCGTGCTACGCAAAACCATTGTACAACAACTTTGCCACCAGATACGCCAATGCCAGTATATGTGTATTTTGAATCTAGAATGGCGGATTTGTGAGTTGGCGAATTAAGCCATAGCTGCATGGCTGTTTCGGTAGTTATACCTCCTTCGTCAGAAGCAAAGTTTTCACCAGCAAGAGAGCATACTGGTTGTATGTAACTGTGCATCTCTGGTGTGGCTATAGCGCTACTATCATCTGGTAGCTTATGTTGCCTATAGTTGCGTATAATCATATCGTTTGATTTGATTTGAGCGGCCTTTGAAATATTAGGATGCAACTTTAACGGTGCGACACCAACCTTAGCGCGTTCCGCATTGACAGCAGCTAGGATAGACTCTTCGGTAGGAGAAACGGTTGCTTTAGATTCCTCGTCATCGACTGACGATACTTGCTTATGAGGAGTAATAAAGCTCTTAACAGCAAAACAAACCCCTATTACAGAGATAACTAAGGCTATAGTAACTATAGTGGAGACTATCACATTGATAGTTTTCTTCATATTTAGATTATAGCAAAAAATACCAGATTTGTCAATAACGCTCCAGATTAAGAAAAGGAGCTTTTTTTATGGCATGGATGTGGAATTCACCTCGACCAGGTGCTCAAAATCAAAACTTAGCAAAAGACTGGGTAGACAGTGTGTTTGCTGGCGTTACCGGACAAACCCCTACATGGAAACTGCAAGAAACTATCGACAGAAACAACGCGGAATCAGCTAGAACGCGAGCAAAGCTGAAAGAGTTGCAACAAAAAAGAGGTCATGAGCAGGATAACTCCGGCTCCCAGCCAAGTCTTGGCTACTACGGCGGCGGCTGGCGCAGTGGATACAGCGGTGGTAACCGTGCTAGCGCTGCCCAATTAGCAGAATACGACCAAGGCATCGGTCAACTAGAGCATGGTTTAGGCCGGGTAGACAACCAGCTAGGCGTGCGTCTGGGTAACATCAATAACCAGTACAATACCAAGAAAAATGAGCTACGTAGCTCATGGAATCGTGCAGAGGGCCAGTTCAACGATCAAACTCGCCAGAACCAGCAGCAACGCCGTACGAACATCAATAACATCAACGACCGAGCGTCAGTTGGATTGCGCGGTTTGCTTCGCTCGCTTGGTAGCATGGGTGCTGTCGGCTCGGACATGCAACTAGCGGGACGCGCGGTTCAGAGTCAAGCCAACCAGCAGCGTGCCGGCGCAGGGCAAACATACGCTCAGAACCAAAAACAAATTGATACCACATGGGGTCAGTTTAAGAACGACTATGCGGACGAAGATAAGAAGCTGAATGACTGGAAAGCTAACGAAGACAATGCCGCCCGCCAACAATCTCAAACTACCCGCCAAAACCTGCTGACACAGCTAGCTCAGTTAAGAAGTCAGAAAGCTACTGCTCAAGGCGCCAATGGAGCAAATGCCGCTCGTGCCGACCTGAACCGTGCAAACGCTCTATCGAACGAAATCGACAACCTCGGCCGCCAGCAGAGTACTTACAACGGCAATAAGGTCCAGTACAACGCTAAAGACCTGGATTCCTACAAAGTCGGTGGTGACACGTCAGTCGGCATATCTAACCCGACAACACCAGGTAGCGACCCAACGGTCAATATATATGACACGCGCCTCAAGCAAGAGGAAGAGCGCAAGCGCCAAAACCAATACCTGTAAGCAACTAGGAGGGGATTTATAGTATGGACTTTTTTCAGAGATTAGGTAACTTCTTTACTGGTAAAGGCTGGATTAATGATGACGAGAAACGTCGCAAAGAGCAGCAACCTCAGCCTGTACAACAGCAGCCAGTACAACAGTCAACTGTGCAGCAGCCAGCATGGATTCGGCAGAATGCACAGACGCCTACTATATCACAGCCCTCGACACCGAAAGTCAATCTTAATCCCCTCCAACAGGCTAATCAAGCTACTCAGCAATTAAATCTGAATAGCCAGAACAATCAGCTAAAACCACAGGTGACAGCGAATGATGCGCCAAAAGTGCTTACTTCGCAGGGACAGCAAGATTGGGCTAACCAGCAGAATAAGCAGATACAAGCCCATAACATGGCCGTACAGCCGCCGAAGCCGCAGCCAGTCCAACAACCAGTGCAGCAGCCTCAACAGCCACAGAAACCTCAGCCATATTTTGTTTATCAGAATCAAAATGGAAACCAAACGCTGAACGATATAGCTAACCAAAACAAAGTGCCAACCCTAGCCCAACAAGCACAAAAATCGACTCCGTTACTTCAACAAAAAATGGAGAGGATTAATGCGCCTATAAGCTTAAAAGTAAATGAAAAGGCGAACTTTTTTGATTATCTAAACCCATTCGGACAGCATGGAATGTTTGGTCCAAAAAATCAACAAGACTTTCAAAGAGCAATCAAGCCCATTAACGATGCTCTTAGCGGTTATGAAAAACGGATAGACTCTGGCGATAGTAAAGAGGGATTCCAGTGGAACGATCCCATGGACTACGCTCGCTTTGTTGCCAAGCTGCCGTCTGGTATGGCTAGCGGGTTAATAAACGCACCGTCAAAGATTGGTGCAGCAATGAGCGGGCACCGTGTCAAGGACGATGGAAATGTAGAGAAATTAAGCGACGAACAGAGAACGGCGACACTGCTGGATGGGACTATTGATGTCGGCGGATTAGCGTTCGGCGGTAGCGGCACTCTATTGAAATCACTTGGCAAGCAGTCCGCAAAACAGGCGGCCGACCGAACTGCAAAACAGGCAATATTGAATACAGTTAAAGAAATTGCTAAAGATGGTGCTAAAGAAGGACTTGAGGAGTCTACTCAGACGTTTTTGGGCGATGTAGCTGATAATGGCAGATTAGACGCCGGAATAAAAGACTATGGACAATCATTCGCGCTGGGAGCTCTTGGCGGTGGTGTAATGTCCGGAGCGGGTAAGGGTGTCCAAGCAGGCAAGAGTGCTTTGAACAACGCAATAGACAGAGCTGTTCGAAACATCAATAGCGTACAGGTCAATGCAGATATTCCTAGTGCAGCAACGAATGGTGGCGCTAACACCGTAACCGCCCGCCAAAATGATGCAGGACGACTAGAGCAAGAAAACTCAGTGCGGCGACCAGTGCAGCAACAGCCGCAGATTCAAACTCAAACCGTAGCAAGTGCAGAGACAAACCCTGTAAACAGCCAGCAAGCAGGATACTCATCATTCTTTAGTCGTCCAGCAAAGAACACCTCAATCCGCCAAGCGGCAGAAGTTAATATCGCTAACAACCAGAATAACCAAGCCCACCCTATTCAATCGGTAGACACTAACCAGGCAATCCAAACCACCATGCCAAACGCCTCACCAGCGCTCAAGCAAGCGGTTAGTCAAAACATCTCTGATATCCAACGGGGCGACACAAACGCCATAGCCGCCCGCCAACAAACTACTGGCAGGCTAGAAAACTACCTTGTTGAGCAGGCTACCCAAGGCGTGCAGAACCGAGCAATGCAGGATGTGAGGTATAAAATGGTGCCTAATGGAACAAACCTATATCATGGCTCACCGCATACATTTGATAAATTCTCCACTAATAATATTGGTTCTGGCGAGGGAAACCAATCCTTTGGCTGGGGGCTATACTTCACTGATAACAAGGGGATTGGCGAGCATTATGCAGATATCGGCAACACTAATAATCGTGCACGAATAAAAAACAATCTAAGCTCTGGGGAATTCAGAGATAGTCTATATGTGAATAAAGACACTATGTCTGATGAGCTTCAGCGTTTCTTATCTAAAAACGGGTACAATATTACAGCCAATATAAACCCAGACGAGTTAGCCCGACAGGTTGATTCATTGCGACAGCAGAGTCAGTATTATGGCAAAAAGGCAGACGAGATGGCTGGAACTGGTTTTGATAGTGATTTTATAGCAGCATCCGAAAAGTACAACAATCTTGCTAGCGAACTAGAACAGATTGTGCGCAATAGTTCAGAAAAGAGACGTATTGCCGAGGAAAAGATTAATCAAAGAGTCAATGACGTCGGTCATAGTAGGAATTTGTATAACGTGGATCTTGCTAGTAGTGATGGTCGTGACTTTGATTTCTTAAGTTGGTATGACACTGTTGATCCTGAGCAAAAACATAAGATAAAACAACAAGCTCTTGTTGAGAATTTAACCGACAAATGGGGAACTAGCGTAAGAGATACCGAGAACTACCCTAATTCAATTCCATTCGATACTGATGAATCTGGTGCGTCCATATATCACAAATTACAAAGTGAATGGGCTATGACACCAAAAGAAACCTCTATGTTCTTAAGTCGTGCCGGTATCGACGGAATTATTTACCCGGCAGATTCTCTATTTAATGCTAATAATCGAGACCTTGGCAAGGCAGAGAGTACCAACTATGTGGTGTTTGATGAGAACAATGTAAAAGTACGAGATTATGTGAGGTTCAAGAGGCAAGAAGCACACATTCAAGAGCTGGTGAGTAGTGTGCAGAAAGAAAGTGACCTAATAGCTCGTCACCTTGATCTTACAGGTGATGAGCGCCTTGTATTCAATGAGTGGCAGAACGAAATGCAAAGAAAAGCCCTGGGTTATTATGATCCAAAGACCGACAAGATAAACCTCAATAAGCTCACAGAGGACACACTTAACCATGAACTGGGGCACAAATTGCTACGTCGCGCGAAGAACAACCGGGAACTCATCTCCACTATCCGCCAGACGGTCGGTGATGACGCTCTCATCGCTCGCTACGGTAAAGACTACGGCACCGACGACCTCAACCTCCTCGCTGAGGAATACCTGGCAGATGGCTATAGTGATTACGCTAAAGGTGTTCTAAACGGTGACGATAAAGTTCGTCTGGCAAACCGTCTACATATTCCACAACGCATCATAGATGTATACGATCGAATAATCGAAGCTGTCAACAATTTAATTGGTAAAAAAGATATCGTAAAAGAGTTCTACGAGAAAATAGAGTCCGGGGAGTTTCGTAGTGTGCCACAGATTCAAGACGGCGATAAGCGGGTGAGAATGATGAGTCTTGATTCTGACGTAAGCGAACGGGCGCTTAAGTCTTTTAATTCTGTTAAGCGAGGCAAGCAAATTAAATCCATAGTCGGTCAATTATCCGAAAACGGAGCTAAAAAAGTGGCAGCAGCATTGCAATCTACAGACTTTAATCAAAATGCGCGACTAGTAATTGATAAAAACGCAGTAAACCACCTGAGAAATAGCGGACACCTCACGGGGACTGGTAGGAATGGAACAGATACCAACCCGCTAACAGAGGCGGATATTAGAGCGTTGCCTCATGTATTTTCAGACCCCGATGTTGTATATATGTCGGGTACTGGCAGGACTGGCAAGCGTATGGTGTTTGAGCGGCAGCTGGACAACCATCATCGTATTGTTGCTGAGCTTGAATACAGCGGTAAAGATTTTAATCTGGTAACGTACTTCAACATAAACAAAGACCTGCCAAACGGCAAGCCTGCTATGTCTTATTCCCCAGAGGGGGCTGTTGCTGCGGATGAATCCGGCCGACAACCTTCACGTCCTGGACGGTCCTCTGGCGACCCAGACAACGGGTTCAATGATAGTATACCAAACTCCACCCAAAATGTCAACACCGACCCCCGTTACCGACTAAACCAATCGCAGAATCAGTCTCTTCAGAAGACCATCAACAATATCCAAGATAATCCTAAACCAAGAATGACCAAAGAGCTGCGTCAAGCTATAGACGAGGAAATATACAACTACTACCCAGAGCTATTCGCTAATGAAGCCGCCGACCTCCAAAGTACCAACGGCGATTGGAATATACCTCGTCTGCATGTAGATGACTTAAAGCACTATTTAGGAGAATTAGCCAACGATATACCATCAAGATATAAGAGACGAGATGGCAAGAGAGATATCGATACCGTAGCTCAAGAGATGGGCTATGACGATATCGACAGCTTCATCAATGAGATACATCGAG